GCACAAAAATTCAATTATATCCCAGACGGGCATATCGTCAGGTGTAATACTACCATTCTACCGCAAGTTTCTCGCCTAGCCAGTCAAAACAATGTGAAAGAACGTATAAATAAACGATAGCGGCGGAATATCCCACACCATAATGTTGAGATATTTTTGTCCATTGCTCGCCGGAACTATAAAATCCGATACCTCGCATAACATCGGAGCTTATAAAGAATAATTGACGATTTGTTAATGTGTATGGGTAATAAATTCTTTGATCGTCTTGAAGATCCAAAAGCAATCGTTCATACTCGTTCCTAGTCTGCTGAGGCATGTTAACTGCGTCATAGAAATCTTCCATAAGTAGTGGGTGATTTCGTTTCACGTATTTTGCGAACTCGAAAGTCTTATCTTCCTCTTTAAAGTAAGCGAATTTACCTGTTAGCTTAGATATCGCGGCACTATTGGCTAATGAATGATAATTCATAAATCCCAAGATTTGCAGAAGCTGCCACCCTTCGGTTCCAGGTTCAAGCGAAGCTGAGATACTTACGTCATATAGGTCTTTAAATAGATTGTCCAACCTAGGAACTGATGTGTCAAACGTTATCCGATACGCATTAAGCCGCATGCCGGATCGCGTTGAATAATCAACCGCAATTCCCTTATTCGCATTTTTCACCATTGTCTCAAATGCATCATTTGACATAACATACTCATATCTATCAACTTCGGCCGACATGAGAGCGTTCTTTATCCGTGTTTCAATGTTAAACGCATAAACTATACTCGTGTCCATTCTAATTCCCATTGCTAGCAGGGAATTATATGCAACTTCCGACCGACTAACAGATGATTGATTTAAGTACATTCGCAATCGTAATGCTTGAGAGTGCACGTCATGAGGACTGATCCTTTCTTCTCTAACGTTTTCACGCAATTTGGTAAGATTATACTGACACATATTATATGCTACATCTGCTCTATAATCTGATAGAGTTTGACGACATAACTTCATATCATCTGGAATTGCTGAGTATGGAATGGACAAATCATCAGAGAGCTGAAAGAGTAGTCGATTACATATCTGTCCTCGAGGTCCATACATCGATTTTGCAGGAACGATTACACCGTTCTTTCCTATTAGAGATGGCCAAGGTAGCTCACCTCCCTTAGCAAGGAATAGCCATATGAGTGGCAGATATATTTGAACAATGAAATGATTAGTAGCATCGGATGGGGGTAATGGGGTCATACGATTCCCAAACTCATTTTTAACTGTTGGATTGTCGTTCAGTATCTGAATAGACATCTTTGACCATCCAGATAGCTTTGCTTTCATGATGGAATTGATCTGTTTTCCTGTCATATGAACTGTAATTCGACGATTTGTATACATTGATTTAATCCATAGTAGATTGGTCAAACCTTCAGTATTATAGCATCTCGAAAGCATGTCCGCAAAGACAGCGAAGTCTTCACTGCATCGCTCATTTGGAGTGCTTTTATAATTAGGCGTTTCGGAGGTAAAAAGAGCTATTCTATCGCCGTATCCGGCATATCGTCCACATACTGCTTGTTGTTGTAAAAATTCGCTAACGTTGACAGAGGCCGACTCATCTACTTCGAAACCGTGACGTTTCAATACTTCGGCATCATCTTTACATACCCTTTCTGTATATCTTGATTCTCCGACATATGTTAATAATAGATCGTCACCCATGATAGAGATATCTGCTCTAGTCGATAAGGTGTTTCGTTTATTTCGTTCATCTAGTTCGCTTCCTTTCAAGGCACCAACTAGCGCGACGACATGGTGATCTGATGTGCTTGGGAGACCGGAGCCATATACTTGGTTCTGACCAAACATCTCTCCGAAGATGTCGCTCTTTAGATATAACGATTTATAAGGATTCGATATCGATAATGCAATGCATTGCGTGATTGCATTGATAACTGCCTTATTAGTACCAGACGTAAAACGCGTATCCATGTCAATAATATCTGTCTCTTTATGTATGAAAGGTCCGTACTCATCACAATCGATATTCTTTGAAACATTTAAGCAGAAGGATGATGTCATTAATCTAAGCGACTCCTGAATGCTTGCATCCATACCACTAACATCCATAGCACTTGACAACCATCCGTTACCTGTACTAACTAAACTCTGCAATACATCTAAATAGCTGCCTGTCTGCTTTCCGACAGATGCATGCGGACTCATTCTTGTAAATGACTTTTCAATACGATAGAGAGGGAAATGAAGGAGAAACATTTCATTACCAATGATAAAGATTTGTCTCTGACGTCTCCTGATTTGATTGCGTCCACCTAACATAGTGGGATAGGTAAGTGACTCGACAAATTTGCCCCAATCTTTAAAATAGTCTGCTTCAAGAGCCGCGAGCACTATACGTTTATTGCTTGCTTGTCTAAAGAGAGGATTGGATGATGGAATTGCAATATCCGAGCCCACTTTACGACCTCCTGATCTAGTGGTATAATGGAATATCGGTTCGCTGTTGAAGTGTAGATCTCGTAAATCGTTTGAGATAGTACTCTCGAAGAGCGAGAGATACTTTGAGGTTGGTGCTAGAGTTGACGTTATCGGGACTTCGAATTTGTATGGTTGATTGTCTGATGTTTTTTGTGATTGGATAGGAGGTTGGACTTGTAATTGTTCTATGCGCGGTTGTGATCCCTTTACCCTGCTGAGTTCCGGGATTGAGACTAAGTACAACCTTGTATTCCCGAATTGTCGACATAATGACTGTAAATAAAGTAGATCCTCAATAGTTTTTGATCGCGTTCTGGCAAAATCGATGAAGGCAACAGTAGTCGGACAGGGTGTATCCTTGTAGATATTGGGCTCGAGTAAATCGATGATCCACTGTGGTTCATTTGATGATCTCAATCTCACACCAGTGAATAACCCGTTTATTGCCGAATATGGGGCACTTAACCTGACCAAGACGTAGAACGTCGTATTGAAATGATGATAAAAATTTCTTTTGATTTTTAAGTTGAGCGTCCAGTAGTGATCTGAACAGAAGGATAAATACGTCGATATTGTAATGATCGACTCGATATGTGATGCGTTACCTATACACACGTCCCCAAGACAACTTGATTTCATATATATAATAAGTGGAAATATTGACAAAGTGTCTTCGTTATCAAACTTGAACTGTTCACCCGAACGATAAAATGGAAATGAATCAAAATCGTGTAATAGTGCGCGTATCAGTATCCTTAATGGGTAGTCTTCTGTGCCACTGTGCAGATCACACGCGTGCAACACACCGGCGAGATTCCTCCAAATGTCACCCCCGCGAGTTTGAATCTGGTCCTGAAAAAAGAATTTCCTCAACCTAGTATATAATTGTGGTAGTGGGGCACTTGATTCTTGATCCGTGAATGTTTTAAGATTAAATGTGGGCATATAACTATACTGAATAGGTTGTTGAAAGTCAGTCTTGTTAGCGTTAAGAGCGTAAAGATTCCAGTCAAATTTTGGTGGGGTGATAACTTCATTGGGTATATAGAAACTAGTTTCATACTGCCCAAATCGTGTATCACCTCTAAATATTTGATCGCGTAATTCTGTTAATGTATATTTCTTTGCAATAACGGGCGAGGCCCCGTTTTTGATAAAATTGAGTAAAACCTTTCGGTCTATTAAGCGTTCGTTTACTTGTTTCTCAAGGCTATTTAATTCTGCAGCTGATATGGGTTTCATTCCCTGACTTTGAATTAACTGACCTCTGAGGATTCTAAACT